GTCTCCGCCGGCGCGTCGATCTCGGTCGGCGCGGCGGGCGCCGGCTTGGTCCGGACGCGGGTGCGCTTGGTCGGCGCGGCGGCCGCGGCGGTCGCGGGTTCGTCAACGACCCACCCGGCGAGGTAGGGCAGTGCTGTGCGCGCGACCGTGGCGGGCACCTCGATATCGGGGTGGCGGACCACGACGAACTCGACGTCGGACATGCGGCTCCTGATGGTGGCGATGCCGGCGGCATACCGGCGGCGAGGTTGGTCAGCGGCGGCGGAAGCCGGCGAGTGCAGCGACGTCGTCGACGGCGAAGCCGATGTCTTCTTGTGCCTGGTCACGGGCGGCGTTGACAGCGGGCACCAGGAACGGGCGGGTCTGTTGGGTGACCCAGGTGTCGGAGCCGAAGACGCGGTGTCGGAACACGTTGCGTCCGCCGCGGGTCAGGCCCTCGAACGGTCGCGCGTGCGGGGCCTTTTCGGCGTCGATGCGGAGCATGACGCCGGCCTTGGGCCCGGCGGTCGCCGTGCGGACGCCGATCGCGCCGGGGATGCGGCTGGACCAAGAGGCTCGGCGGCGTGCGTCGGCGAGGGCGGCGGCTCCGGCCTTGCGGATCCGCTTGATGAGCTCCTTGCGCATCCGCGGCGCCGACTGGCGCAGTGCCTTGGCGAGGTCGCGGACGTCGGCGGAGGTTCCGCTGCTGCTCACGCGACGTCGCAGTGCACGACGAACGGGAGCGCGGCCCCGGTGTCGCCCTTGAAGTGCGCCTGGCCCAGTTCGAGGCTACCGAGGACGCGGGCTCGGGTGACGGCGCCGTCGAGGCTGCGGTCGGCGGCGATCGCGGCGGCCGCGGCGTTCAGAGTGGCACGGACCTTCTCGCGGCAGGCGCGGATGTCGTCGCCGCCCTGCCAGTACTCGATGTGGCAGTGGACGTCGAAGCTCTCCCGCAGGCCGTTGGCCATCGCTGCGTCGATGAGCTCGCCGCCCGCGGACATGACCTGGCTGGGGTCGCCGGCGCCGCCGACGATCAGCGTGGTGTTGCCGTTGGCGATCGCCGAGACCGGTGGGCCGTCGAGGACGTAGATGGTGGGGTCGGCGTCGAACGCACCGGTCCAGAGTGTGTACAGCGCATCGAGCGCATGGAAGGTGCGGCTGACCTCCGCCGTCATGCTCCGAGCCCGGCCGGCTTGAGGTGGTACTCCAGGAGCTCGCTGGCTGCCTTGGGCATCGCGAAGCCTGCAGGGAACGGCGAGGTCTTCTCGGGGTCGGCGCCGCCGTAGACGGTGCGCTGCCCGACGCCGACGCGGTTCTTCGCGCGACGCCAGAGGTGGTCGACGAGGATCTCGATCGCCTCGACGAGGCCCGCAGGGACCGTCTCCCGGCCGGCGCGGTAGGCGACGCGGACGTGCGTGCCGAAGTACGGGTAGCTGAGCACGCCGGCGACCAGGTCGAGCTCGTAGCCGTCGGTGCCGGTGACGATGTCGATCTCGGGGACGACGGTGGCACCCGGGTAGCAGGTGACCGTCTGGACGGACAGGACCGGCCAGACCCGCAGGAGGAGGTCCTCGTCCTGCGGGTGCCGCTCCTCGTAGAACTCGTGGGCGTACCCGCGGCGGCGACCGATGCGGTGGTCCTCGACGACGTCGACCGGCTCGAGCGGACCGCACAGGTCGGCGACCTTCTCGACGGCGGCGTCGATGATGCCCTGCAGCCGCGGGTCGTTGGCTTCGTCCGTCTCGGGGATCGTGAGGGCGGCCTTGACCTCCGTGAGAGTCGGTACGGGCACCGCCGGCTCCTCGAAGGTCGTGACGCTGTGAAGTTGTGGACTTGCTGTGGTCAGCCGAAGCCGGCGAGGAACGCTGCCATCTGATGGGTGGCGTTGCGGTCGTGGCCACCGACGCGCTTGACGTAGCGCATGGTGGTGCTGATCTGCGCGTGCCGCAGGGTCTCTTGGATGTCCTGCAACGCGACGCCGAGGGTGGCGGCAGTCGTGGCAAAGGAGCGCCGCAGGCTGTGGGGGCTGATGTTGTCGTTGACCTTCGCCGACCGGGCGATCTTGCGGACCAGGAGCGTCGCGTTTGCTCGCCGCATCCGGTGGCCCCGCTCGTTGAGCAGGATCGGGCCTTCGGTGCGGGTGCCGATTGCCGCGCGCACCACGCGCATGACCGGCATGGACAGCGGCGCGGCTGCGATCTTGCTGCCCTTGCCGATGAAGTTGATGACGTCGTAGCCGCCCTCGACCGTCATCGCCTCGATGTTGAGCGAACACGCTTCGGCGATGCGCAGCGCGTTGACGCCGAGCAGCATCACAGTGGCCTGCGCCATCGGACCGAACTCGGGTGCGGCGGCCATGAACCGGCCGAGCTCGAGCGGGCTGAGGAAGGTGCAGCGGCGCTCGTCGTACTCGACCTTCGGGCGGGCGATCCGCACCGTCGGGTCCTTGTCGAGCAGCTCCTCACCGACGGCGTACTGGTACATGCAGGCGACGGTGCCGAAGCGCCGGCTGACGGTGGAGGAGGCGTAGCCGCCCTCGTGCAGGTACTGCAGGTAGAACTGCAGGTGCGGACGCTTGGCCTGCAGCGGGTCGAGGCCGCGGCGTTCGCACCAGCCGAGGTACAGGTTGAGGTCGTGCTCGTAGTCCTGGCGGGTGCTGCCCTTGTAGGCGGACAGGTAGCCGCTCTTGATCAGGAACAGCGGGTCGGTCGTCGCGCGGAGCTCGAGGAACCCGCCGTCGCTGGCCGGGATGAGGTCGTGAGTAGGTTGTGCCATGGTCGATGCCTGCCGAAATCAGGTGTCGATCGGGCCCGCCCGGTCGCCTAGGAACTTCCGGGTGGGCCGCCCGCTTTCTGCGGGCCGATCGCCCGACGCTACGTCCGCGACCCAGCTTCGTGGTTGGGCTGAACGGTCGCTGTGGACAACGCGACCGGGTGACGGCCCGACTGACTTCAACCTCCCTTAGCGGCAGTTCTGGCAGGCTGCCGTCGTGAGCGGCCAAACCTTGTTCTCGCGAGACCGGCTGCCCGGTCCAGTTCAAGATGCGGCCCGCTACGCCGTTGATCGGCTGGCACCAGCGCGTCGCCGCCAGCGCACGGAGCGGCGGCAGGCTGTGGATGAACTCGGGCGGCGGGTGTCGCCTGAAGGTGTGGTCCTCGCCGGCCCGTTCCAGGGGCTGCGGATGGAGACGACCGGGACGTGGGGAGGCAACGCCGCCCGGCTCGCCGGTTGCTACGAGGAAGAACTCACCGACACCGTGGAGGCGATCATCGCGAGTCGCCCCAGGCGGATCGTGGACATCGGAGCAGCGGAGGGCTACTACGCCGTGGGTTTCGCTCGCGCGGTGCCGTCGGCCGAGGTGGTCGCATTCGAGTTGGAACACGACGCCCGGCAGCTCTGCAAGCGAAACGCCGCCCTCAACGGCGTGCGCGTGAAGGTCCGGGGTCGCGCCACGCCTGCAACCCTGCAGCGCGAACTACGGCCGGGAACCGTTGTCCTATCTGACTGCGAGGGCTACGAGATCGTCCTGATGGACCCCGCCGCGGTGCCGGGACTCGCCCAGTGCCTGCTCATCATCGAGATGCACGAGTTCGCGGTGCCCGGCGTGACTGCCGCGGTCCTCGACCGTTTCACCTCGACCCACGAGCTGCAGATGATTGACGCACGACCGCGAACCGCGTCGGGTCGTACTCAGCTGGCGCACCTGCCATCGGACGTAGCCGAGCATGCTGTACAGGAGGGCCGACCGGCACCGCCGATGCAGTGGGCGGTCCTCCGTCCGGTCTCTGTCTGAACTCGCTCAGTCCGTTCCGTCGAGTTGGCCAAGGGCGAGCCGGATCAGGGCGTTCACCTGCCGCGACAGCGCCTTGACCTGCGCGGTCGTCTGCGCTGCCGTGGGCGTGGCGAGCCCGACATACGTCCGGTTCGTCGCGAGGGCATCGGCGGCAGCCTGGCGAAGCGCGTCGGCGTTCACCGCAGCCGTCACGTCCCGCGTCACCGGCGTCCGTGTGACAGTGCCGTCCGGGCTGTAGACCTCGTCGACGTCGTTGCGCGTGATCGCCATCAGATCATCCTCACGGGGTCGAGACGCGCAGTAGGACGGTGCGGACCTGCCCTGACGTGTTGCCACTCGCGATCGCGGTCCAGGCCGTCCCAGTGCCCGGCATCGCGCCGTAGATCTGCGTGCCGTACCAGAACTGCGCCTGTTGGAAGTCAGAGGCGCGGACGCCCGCGAACTCGCTCGTTCCATTCAGCGTGGTGAAGACGAGGCTGGCGACGTTCACGTTGAACGCAATCACATAGCGACCGGCTGGGAGCGCCTGGTTCAGTGTCGCGGTTTTCGCGCCGGTCGTGGAGACGTCGAGCTCGGCGGCCTCAACGACGAGCGTGGTGGGCTGCCAGTTCACGTCCGCGTTGTAGATCGCGACCCGCGCCTTGCCTGTCGCCTGGGCCGTGGAGACGAGGATCGCGACCTGATCTACCGTGATTGCGGTCCGCGCCAGGAACGGCTCGTACACGACCCTGTTCGCGGTCTGCGTACCGGCGCCCTGGGCGCCGGTGAAGTTCACCCCCGGCACCGTGTGGTAGGTCAAGGAGGACGCGATCGGGCGCCCGGCGGCCACGGCGACCGGGTAGCGGGCGTCGAGGCTCGCCTGTGTCTTCACGTTCGACACCGCAAGCCATCGGGTGCTCGCGGCCTGGTATTGCAGGACCCCGACCTCGTCCGCGAGCGGAATCGACGCGGTCGTGGCACCGGCCGTGCCGATGGTGTCCGACCCACCCGCCGTGATGACCAGCGGAACGGCGGTCGTCGCACCGATCGCTCGGTAGCCGACCTGCGCCTTGTCCGCCGGGGCGGACGGCAGCAGCAGGGCCGTCCCGCCACCCGCGACGTTCATCATCGCGAGGTCGCCCACGGCGGCGGTGTACGCGCCTGTCTTCGTCGCGGTCGGCACGAGCAAGGGGGCGCGGACAGCGATCGCGGCCGTGTTCGCGGCGATGGCTGTCGTGTTCGTAGCGACACCCGGCACCGTCGGAGCAGCGGCCGTACCCGCCAGGTCGCCAGCGAGCTGCACGAGACCCTTGACGGTGGTCGACGCATCCGGACTAGAAGTGCCAGTACTGGCCGCGGTGCGGCGGCGGATCCGGGGCACGTCAGACGCCCATCACGGAGTAGTCGAGGGCGCCGGTGGAGATGAGCTTCACGACGGTCTTGCCCTGGGTCTGCAGGTCCATCTCGACGGCCTCGCCGGCCCGCACGATGTAGGTGCCGGCGCCGGCGACTGCCGGGGTGCTGCCGTCGACGGTGAAGTAGAGGTCGCCCGTTGCCGCACGGTTGACCACTTCGACGCAGCTGTAGTCCTGGTCGAGGGTGACCGTGTCCACGGTGTTCGCGACCAGTGTCTTGTGCTGCGTCGGGGATCCGCTGTAGCTACCCATGGCGTTGCCTGCTCCGTCGTCGTTGGTGTGTGGGGTGGGTGACGGGCTGTCAGGCGGTGGGTTCGGCGGCTGCGGCCGGCTGTGCCTTCGGCGCCTTGGCCGTCTTCTTCGCCAGCGAGGCCTTCAGCTCGGCGACCTGCGCCTCGAGCGCGGCGACGACGCCCGCGTGTTCGGCCTCGACGGCCTGCAGGTAGGTCTGCGCGTCGTCGTGCACGTCGGCGACAGCAGCTGCCACCGCGTCGTCGACGTCGACGTCGTCCGGGACGAGCTCGGCGAGCTCGGCGCCGCACCAGGTGGCGGCCGTCTGCTCGTCGACGTCGACGGGCACGCCGACGGCCGGCGCGGGGATGTCGGCGGTGAGGTGTCCTGCGACGGGGACGAGCAGGCGGATCCGGGCCATGACGTTGTGCTCCTCGAGCGGTGGACGAAAAGGGGGACGCGCTGAGAGGGGCCAGGCGAGCCCGGCCCCTCTCAGCCGCGTGTGGTGCGGCGGAGGTGCTAGGACGCGGCCTGGGTGAGGACCTTGTAGGCGGCCGTGTCATCCGGGCAGGCGTCCATGCGGTTCCACGCGAAGACGCCGACCTGCAGCGCCTCGGCGTAGCGCTCGGCGAGCCGGACCAAAGTGGAGTTCTTCACGATCCGGACGACGTAGCCGGCGTAGAAGTCGCCGAAGGCGATCGCCTTCGCGCTCGCGGCGAGGTTCGGCATGTCCTGGTTGATCGTGTACGGCCGGCCGTTGAACACGTCCGGCGCGCCCGCCTGCAGCGACGGCTGCCACAGCGGGTGACCCTGGCTGTCCTTGAGCTTGCGCAGCGCGGACAGCGTCGTGTCGTTGAACATGAACCGGGCCCGGCCGCTGCCGCGGTAGGCCGGGTCGACGCTGTGCTCGAGGTCGATGAGCTCGTCGTACGTGACGGCCGCGACAGCTGCCGAGGTCTTGCCGTTGACCGCGTTGGTGAGCAGCCCCTCGGGGGTTGCCCCGCCGCCGGCACCGGTCGTCTGCTTGGTGTTGTGGATCCGGCCGAGGCGCTCACCGAGCTTGCGCGCGGTGTAGCCCTCGATGTCGATGCCGGTGTCCTGCAGCAGGGCGAGCGGGAGCTTGACCATCTTCGAGCTGAAGATGTACGCGCCGAGCGCCTTGGTCGTGAAGGCCAGGTCCTGGTTGGCGACGGCGACGTTCTCGCCGATCTGCTCGCCGACGTTGCCGGTGTCGTCGTTGCCCGGCCACGGCAGCGTCGCGCCGGTGTCGGTGGTGATGACGTTGGCGACCGACAGCACGCCGCCGAAGGCCTTCATGGTCTCGGTGACCTTGTCCCAGAAGCCGGCGGGGATCGTGTAGCCGCCGGCGCTGCCGGGCGTGCTGGACTGCGCGCGGAGCTCCTGGTCGACGGCCTGCAGGACCTGGCGCTCCTCGGGCGCGATGCCCTGGTCGCCGGAGCGCATGTAGGTGAGGAAGGCGTCTCGGTACTGCTCGTCGCGCGGCTTCTCGTCGCGCTCCTCGCCGGCCTCGCCGGCGCGCTGGCCGGGGATGACGACGCTGCGGCGGTCGACCTCGGCGAACGTCGCGACGTTCGCCTCGTGGCGCTCCTGGCGCTCGAGGTCGGTCGTGAGCTGGTTGAGCTCGCCCTCGGCCTTGTCGTACGCGGCGCGGTCCTCAGCGGACAGCTCGCCGGTCTTGGCGCGCTCCATGATCTCGGTCATGGCGCCCCAGACCTGGGCGCGCTGCTCCTTGAGCTGCAGTGCGTTGGGCATGGTGCTCCCTTGTTGTGGGGTGGGGCCGTCCGGACTGGAGCGGCGGCGGGGACTCGTCGCCGGCGGCCGGCGGTGAGGTGTGGGGGCTACGGCTGCGTGGGCAGGCCGAGCAGGGCGGCGTGGCCGCGGTGGCGCAGGTGGTACGCCTCGGTGAGGTGGCGCTTGTCGTCGCCGATGCCGGTGGCATCGGGGGTGCGTCCCTCGAGCAGTGCCTGGCGTACGGCGGCGTCGAGGCCGCGGTGGTCGGCGAAGGCGGCGAGGGTTGAGGCGCTGCGCAGGCCGGCGCTGGTGTCGTCGTACGCCGGGTAGGTGACGACGGAGACGTCCCGCAGGCCGATCTTGATGAGCTCGCGCAGGTCGCAGCTGACCTTGCAGGCCTCGCCGTCGACGACGATGTCGACTTCGACGGTCGACCAGCGCTGCTCGAGCACGATGAACGCGAAGCTCATGCCGCGGATGTCGCCGCGGTCGAGGCTGACGGCGAGGTCGCGGGTGTAGCTGACCGGGGCCATGTCGGCGTCGACGTCGACGCCGGCTGCGGTGTCGGCGAGACGCATCGTGCCCTCGCCGGCGGTGCAGCGGGCCAGGAGCAGGCTGGGGTTGTGGTTGATGACGAACGCGATGTCGTCCTCGGCGCAGGCGTCTCGTGCGGCTCCGACGAGGAGCTCTTCGTAGAAGCCCCAGGTGAGTGGGTTGCCGATCGCGGTGCGGCTGCCGTAGGTCAGCGCGCGGCCCTTGAACCCGATGGGGCTGGTGTCGTCGGCGGCGGCGCGGACCTCCGGGCGTGCGAGGTCGGCGGCGGCGATGAAGCGGCGCTCGAGCAGGGCTGTGGGCGCGTTTCGGTCAGTCGTGCTCATGGGGCTGGACCTCGTCCGTGGTGTCGGCGCCGGGCGCCATGTTCATGGGGGTGAGGGGCTCGTCGAGGCCGTCGACCCAGGGCAGGTTTTCGAGTCGGCGCGGTTCGCTGCGCAGCAGCCAGCCGGCGCGGATGCCGCTCTCGTAGAAGGCGGCGCGGGCCTTGCTGTCGCCGCGCATCAGGCCGTCGACGGCGTACTCGGAGAAGCCGCCCGTGTGCTGGGGGCGGGTGATCTCCTTGGTGATGCGCTGCTGGCCGCGGGTCAGATCGGGGGTGAGGGTGTAGACGACGAGCTGGATGCCCTGTGTCTCGATGCCGGCGCCGTACGACGTGGACTTCTGGGTCTCGGCGAGCAGGTGCGGCGGGAGGCCCCAGATGCGGGCGGCCTCGGAGACGGTGAGGGTGCGGCTCTCGAGGAAGGCGGCGTCCTTGGGCGGCACGCCGATGGGCTGGAACTTCGTGCCGTTGCCGAGCACGACGATGTCGTGCGCCTTGCCCAGGCCGGCGACCTTGCTGACCCACCGCTTGTGCAGCGCCTCGGCTGTGGCCTGGTCGAGCTTCTGGTCGGACTGCAGCACGCCGGCGAGCAGGCTGCCGTTGCCGAAGAAGCGGGCGCCGTACTCCTCCGATGCCATCCCGATGCCGAGGGTCTGCTTCGCCGCGGCGATGGGGCTGATGCCCATCACGCCGTCGTAGCTCAGGCCCTTGATGTGCAGGACCTCGTTGGTGGTCCAGGCGTGGGAGCGGCCCTCGTCGTCGGTGACCTCGAAGACCTTGCCTGACGGGTTCGCCCGGGTCGGGCGGACGCGGCCGGCGCGGACGCGACCGGGCTCGATGGGCCACAGCTCGCGGACGACGCCGTGTCCGTCGCGGAGCTTCTGCAGGTAGCCGTTGCCCCACAGGTGCCGGGACAGCCAGGCGAACTCCCAGACCTCGAACGGGGTGAGCTCGGGGTGCGGGTCGTCCAGGACGTCGACGCTGATGCGCTTGCGGCCGTCGTGGTCGCCGTCCGGGACGTAGGAGTGCAGCGGCAGCGCGGCCTGGGTGCCCGACAGCAGCGAGACGGCCCGCCACACGGCGGACAGCCCCATCGCCTTCTTCGGCGTCACAGTGACGCCGGCGAGGGTCTTGGCGCTCAGGCCGAGCAGGGACACCAGCGAGTTCGCGGTGATGGCGGTGTTGGGGTTCTCGAGGTTGCCCGAGTCACCCCCGGTGATGTCGCGTCGGCCGAAGATCGCGTCGACGATGCTCACCGGCGCTGGCCGATCAGCAGAAGGACCGCGGCCGCGGCGGCCCAGACCAGCGGGGGCCAGACGATGTGCAGGAACACGCCGGCGCAGCCCAGGCCGGCGAGCTCGCAGGCGCCGGCGGCGACGACCGGGGCGCGGCGGGCCAGGAGGGCGACAGCGATCGCGATCCGGGCCGGCAGGGTGGTGATCATCAGTAGACCAGCACTCCTGCGTCGTCGGTGAGCGCCGCGGCGCTGTCGTAGGCCATGACGGTGGCCATGGCGAGGTCGATCCAGCGGGTGGAGTGGCGGTGTTCTTTGCCGACGCGCACGCCGCTGGTGGCGGTGACCGTCCCGACGCAGTTGCCGAAGTGGCGTTGCAGCGCGGGGTCGCCGTCGTGGCAGATCTGTCGGTGCGCGACCGCCTCGTAGACGCGCTGGGTCGCGTCGGCCATTTCCTCGGACTGCGAGACCTCCCGCAGCGCGTAGCCCTCGTGGTCGAGCCGGTCGAACAGCTGGTAGAAGATCCGCCGGTCGTAGGCGAGCTCGCGGACCTGGTAGAGCTCGTAGGCCTTGCGGATGCAGGCCTCGACCTCGTCGTACGGGACGTTCCAGTCGCGGGAGGCGTTCTCCGGCTTCTCCCACAGCCCGACGGTGGCGATCGCGTTGCCGTTGAGGTCGCACGCCGACAGCGCGGTGGAGTCGCCGTTGTGGGAGCCGTCGAAGCCGAGGGTGATGGTGGCGCCGTGTGGGATCGACGGTGCGCAGCCGAGCCGGCAGCCGCCGCTCGCGGTGAGCGGATGGTCGGAGCAGCCGGCCTCGCGTGCGGCGCGGCGCACGGGGTCGACGAGGGCGTCCCAGGCGCCGGCGGGGAGCCACGCCGCGAGCAGCTGGGTCCAGCGGCCGAGGTGGTAGCGCTCGTACTCGTACGCCGGCATGGTGTGCGCTGATGCGACGTGCTCGTCGACGTCGAGGAACAGGTCGGCGGCGGGGTTCGCCAGGCGCAGCAGACGGGCCAGCTCGACCGGGTCGTCCTTGTCGAAGCCCTCGCCGAGAGCGCCCCACCACATGAACAGGAACCGCGGGTCGATAATCTCGCCGGCGTTCACCTTCAGGCCGTGCGCGTGCAGCTCCCAGAGGAGCCCTTCGCCCTTGACCTCTCCAGGAGTACTGCCGGCGACGACGAGGCCAGTCGCGCGCTTGACGACGCCGCGGGCGGTGGTGCGGTAGGACTTCTGCTGCTCCGGCGTCCGCAGCTCGTGGATCTCGTCGGCGAGGTAGGCGGTGGGCCGGCCGCCGTCGTTCGTGCCGCCCTTGGCGCTGATCTTGTAGGCGCGGCCGCGGCCGCGCTTGACGATGATCCGGTCCTCGAACGCCTCGAAGTCTCGCTGCAGCGCGGGACTGGCGTCGACGCAGGCCTTCATGTCGCCGAAGAGCAGGTCGGCCTGGTTGAAGCTGGTGGCGCCGACCGGGATCACGGGGCTGCGGTCGTGGCGCATCCGGTACAGGCCGAGCCAGGCCAGCCACGGGGTCTTGCCGTTGCCCTTCGGCTCCTCGACGAGGATCCGCTTGTAGCGCCACTTGCCGTCGGCGCGCAGCTCGCCGGCGTGGCGGTACTTGTAGCGCTGGAACGCCTCGAGCCGGACCGGCTCGCCTTCCTTGTCACCCTCGCCGTAGACGCAGTTGGCCTCGACCCACTGGCAGATGTGCGGGCCGGCGGTCGGCCGACCGTTGAGCGGCTTGGGGTAGGACAGTGGCTTGGTGAAGGGCCACTCAGAGGGCGTCGAAGGCACGGTCGGGGTCCTCGCCACCGGCGACGGCTGGGGTGTCACTGGTCTCGGGCGTGTAGGTGCCGGGGGAAACGACGACCTGCTGCAGCGCAGCGCGGGCGCGCAGGTTTTGTGCGAGTCGGTCCTCGAGCTGGCGGATCTCGGCGGCGAGGGTGACCTGGTACCTGGCCTCGGGCGACAGCACCATCTGCCCTTGGGACCCGAAGGCAAGCCGGCCGCTGTGTTCGACGTCCTGCGCGTCGCGGATGATGTGACCGTCCTTGTCGAGCTTCTCCGGGATGGTCGTCGTCTTGGTCTTGCGGACCTCGCGGTAGCACCGCTCCTGCTCGTCCTTGAGCTTGAACAGCCGGCGGAGCACGGCGTAGTCGCTGGGCTGCAGCAGCAGGGCGACGTCGGAGTCCCAGAACTCGGTCCACTCGTCGCGGACGCACGCGAGCAGGCCTGTCGGTGGTGCCGGGACGTCAAGCTCGGCGCGGGCCTGGGCGAGGTCGACCTCGACGCCCTGCTGGCCGTTGCGGTCGTCGGCGGTGGCGCCGCGGGCCTTGCGGGCCGGACCGCGTGCACCCACGGCGTCGGCTCCTGACTGCGGCTAGAGAGTTGCGCCGCGGCTGGAGTTGCACGAGCGGCACAGGACCTGCAGGGGGCCGTGCGGGTCGCCACCGGCGGCGACCGGGACGACATGGTCGGCGGTGAGCGCCGCGCGCTGGCCGACGTTGTGCGCAGGCCGGCGCCAGCCGGGGCAGTGCAGGCCGTACGCCTCGACGTAGTCGTCGATGAGGCTGGCGCGGCGCTGGCGTTCGGCCTGGTCGCGGCCGGTGCTGCTGTGGGGGGCGCAGGGGCAGCGGACGCCGGCGGCGACGAGCTGGCGGCAGTGGCGGCAGCGCTTCGGGGGCACCTACAGCTCGCGGGCGTAGGAGCGCAGGACCTGCTGGCGGGTCCGGGCTGCGCGGCGCACGGCGCGGGTCGGTTCGGCGAAGCCTGGGGCGTCGGCCATCAGGTTGCGGTCGATCCGGTCGGCGTAGCGCGCGAGCGGGCTGAGCCGGACCGCGGGCAGCAGCGCAAGGAGCAGCAGGAGGGCCACGGCGATCGCCACGCGGTGCCTCCGGTGAAAAAAAGGGTGGTAACTCACCCGCGAAAAAGTTGGCGGACGCGGGTGGCGGCGCCCGCGGCGGCCGCGAACTTTCGACCCACCCCCCGGTCAGAGGTCGACGTCGAGCTCCGTGCCGCCTTCGAGCGCTGCTCGCAGCGTGCTGAAGGCTGCAGCTGCCTCGATGCCGAAGGCGATCGCCACGAGGCATCAGCGCTGCGATGGATCGCTTCACCGTGCTGCCGCCTCTCGCCGTCGGTCGGGGTGGCTGGGGCACAGCACGTGCTTGCCGTCGTCGTCGACGTGGCAGCGATCGCAGGTCAAGATGTGCGCCGCGCGGTGGCGGCCGCCGAAGTAGACCGCCGCGGCGTTGGCCAGCTGGCGGTCGTCCATCGTGGCTGGGTCAGCCGGTGGGCTCGAGCACGACGGCGCCGCGGCGCAGGTGCGCCGGCAGGCTCAGGCTCTCGCGGGTGCTGTCGACGGTGCACTCGGCCGTCTTCTTCGGGCCGAGTGCGGTGCGGGCCAGCGCGCTGTCGAGGCGCTGGGTGACGGTGGCGCTGTACCCGATGCCCTTGTACGTCGTCGTGCCCTTGGCGCGGAAGTGCGCCTTGAGGACCTTCTTCGCCTCGTCGAGCTGCTTGCTCACGGCGTCGACGATGGGCTGGTCGCGCAGGTAGATCTCGGCGGCCTCGGTGACCTTCACGACGTCGTGCTCCC